GCGCCAGTGCCTGCGGCGGTGTCGTTTGCATTGGTTGAACTGACCGTCATCTGAAGTGCTGACGCAGGGAAAGTGATAAGGCTTGGCAGTGGCCACACCGACACTTGAGTTGAATCTACATCTGGATTAAACCCAAACACAACAACGCTTCGGTGGCCTTGAATCTGGCCACGGGCAACTTGAAGCGTGAATTCTTCATTCTTGCCGTACTGCGTTTGGGAAATGTAGGGTGTGGTCATGCCAAGAACTTCAGTTTGTACAGCGTGGTCAAATACAGTTCAATAATGTTGTCAATCAACTGTTGCAAAGACGAATCTGTCTTCGGTACGACATCATATCTTGCCGCTTCTAGGTCGGCAAGTTGGCTTTCCAAAAATTCAATGATGTTGTTGGTTTTCTTGGCTGAATGCAGTGTGATGGGGCCAATCAAACCATGACGGCCTTGATAGGCCTCGGCAAATGCGTCAGCGTGGTCAATGATTTCGTCATAAAACGTGCCAAGCGCTGAGTGTTTGCTAAAGCTGCGGGTGTTCAAATGAACACTGTGCGCCACATCTCTGGCCAAAAACAGTTGACCTATAAATTCTGCTGCGTTCATTGTTGCATTTCTCCAGGTTCTTCAAGCACTTCAGGCATCTGGTTGATCATACCTTGCGACTCCAAAGCCGCAGCAACCACGCCCATGGCGATGTCTTGGATCTGCTCTTCAGTCATGCCAGCCTGCACCGCGCTGATGCGCTGTGTCTCAGCCTGATACGCCTTGATCTCAGCCTCGTAAGACTTGATGTCCAAGTCGCGTGCTTCCATAGACTGCTGAACATTCTGAAGCATCTGGTGCATCTGCTCCATCTCTTGACCCATGGCCTGCATTTGCATTTCAGCGGCTTGTAAAGCAGGAGATTTGTCGCTGTCTTCCATGAGTTTAGGATCAATGGTCTTGGCAAAGCGCTTGGACATTTCCTGTGCGCCGGGCCAATCCATGTTCTTAACAAACAAATCGCCAGCCACTTGCCACAGTTGTGGGTTGCCTTGCAGCAGTTGAGCCATGGCTTCCAGTGCCTCTTGGCGCTTGGTCGCGTAGCCTGGCCCTGTTGTGGCGACCACATCGTACTTACCGACGCCTGGGTTGTAAATCTTCTCAATCACGATCTCAGGGTTCTCCATGTCGCGGATCTCGCGCACGGGTTCTTCTTGCTCTGGATTGATCTTGACCATCTTGGTCTCGCCATCTTCACCAATGATGCGGGCGATACGCTGGGTGTCGTAAATCTTAGGAATCAGGTCAACCAGTTGGCGAGCCACATGGCGCACAGCACGGGTCAAGTTGTCACCGTAATGATATGTCCCGACATCGCCTTCGCGCTGGCGTGCAAGGATCGCTTTACCGCTGCGCTCGTTGCTTCCCATGCCAAGTGATGCGTTATATTGGCCTGTTGTGGATTTGATGTCCTCAGATGCACCAGCTTTGGCTTGCAAAAGGCCCGTAGAAGCCATCGGCGGCTGCGCACGTTGGGGTAGTGGCAACACCGCACCTTGACCGTCTGTAACATCAGGATTGACTTCCAAATAGGGCCAATTGTTCGTGTTTGCCGTCTTCCACTTGTCCTCATACCCCTCAAACTGGCCACCATAGCCAATGAACGGAGCCTTGGGCGCCAAAGCCAACATCTCGGCCTCTTGTGACACCCAATAGTTGTACATGCGCTGAGCATCTTTGGCGTTTCTTACCAAACCAGAGACATAGATGCGGCCATCGACTTCAAATTCGTTGCCGACCACACGGATCACAGGAATCCACTGGCCTGCCCACTCTTTTTCTTCCAAGATTTCGTAGCCGTTGATCTTGCAGTACTTCACACGACGGCGCTCAGAGATACGGCTGCGTTTGGGCTTGCCGTAGACCATTCTGAGTTGCTTGTCTTCAGGTGTACCCTCAAATGCGGTTTGACCGCCTGGGTACATGTTCAGCGTCGCTTTGTCGTAATCGATGTAGTAATAACCAGCAATACGAACCGTGTCTTCATTGAGCCAGTTGCTGATTGACTGATCACCCACACCAAGCGACTGCAAGGTCGAGATAGGCGCAGCGTCAGGGTATTGACGCTCGTACTCGGCTTTGGTCAGGTCTTCAGTGATAAAACACCACTTGGCATCTGCGCCTGTGGGGTCTTGGATCAGAGGATCCATGTAGACCGAGAATGAGTTGCGGATGCGGCCAATCTTGATGTCTTGATCAAATGTGGCAGGGTCGCAGTATTCAGTGTACAGCGTGATGTAACCCTCGCCATAGGCGACTTGGTTTTCACATGCTGTGTCGTAGGCCACATCAGCGTCTGAGATGTACTCAATGTGGCGAATCATGCCGTTGAAAATCTCAGCAACTTGCACATCGGCGTTGTCATCTACGGGGATGACTTTAGCGCCAGGCCGGTTCTGACGCATGTCGTTCGTCACTTGACGGACATGCTGCGGCAGTTTGTTGATCGTAAGCGTCGGGCGGGCGTTGATCGTCTGACCCTGCACCGCACCGCGAGTGGCCAAAACATCGGCAGGCCATTGCCAGTGGTTGTCAGGTGAGCCAGCATAAAAGCGCAGATCGTCGATTTCGTCTTCACGACTCTCAGCCAGCGCTGAGACAGCCATATCGAGGCGTGCGCGAGCAACGGTCAATATGTCAGAGTCACTCTTTAGAGGTTTGCCGCCAGCAGCTACATTAGCTGCTGCGACTATGCCGGTTGGGTCTGCCATATTACTTCTTCTTCGCTGTTGATTTAGCGGCTTCGCGCTTTACAGAATAAGCAATTGCCACGGCCTGTTTGACGGGGGCTCCTGCCTTGACCTCGGCTGCAACATTCTTGCGGAAGGCTTCTGGGCTTTTTGACTTAACCAGTGGCATCATTTACCTTTCTTGGCCGTCTTGGCAGATTCTTTGAACGCCTTGGCGGTGGGGGCGCCCTTGTCGCCTGGGGAGCGCATTTTTTCTTTGCTACCAGCGGCTATGCGCTCGCGTTTGGCGTGGATATTAGCGTAAAGACCAGGTTTTGTTGCCATATTATGACCCCATCCAAGATGTTGTAACGGATGCTCGCTCTTGAACAATCACGCGAGAATTTTTGGCATTGTACTGCCTGTGCGCCACAGGGAAAGCAAATGTTACACATATTGCGTCCGCAGCATCAGGCGAGGCCAAACCTCTTGCTTTCATGTCCTTCTTTGACTCCAAAAAGATTGTCCCTTTTGAGTCTGGCTTAATCATAGGCGAAACCAAATCAGTTTTCAAGAACCTATCTTTAGGAATTGATGCTGATTTAAGCCATTCTTTCATCGCACCCCACATCTCAGCCCGTTTATTGCCCCACATGATAGGGTTCTTCGACTTGTTGCCAAAGTTAATGCCCTTGATCTTGTAGCGCTGCTCATTAAGCCTGTCAACAATGCCAGCACCAAGGCCACCTTCGTCAATAACCACCAGTGCAGGGCTAAATTCCTCAATTGCCTCAATGATGTGGCCAACCACCGTCATGGTGTCGTCACCCCGGTGCCTGTCAATGCGCACAATGTCTCTGCCTTGGCGAATTGCAATCACTGTCGCATCAGCGCCAAAGCGTGCAGGGTCAACACCAATGATGATTGGCGCTGTAATGTCCTTGTATTTCGGCCTATTCATGGCATCATCCACAATGTTTGCCGGAATAAACTGGTCGTCACCCTCAGATGGGAACATGCCATAGACCTCGACATGGGCTTGGGCTGAGTCTGGGCCGTATTCGTCAATGATGCTTTGGTAAACTTGCTTGTCAGTACCTTCAACCGTCCTGGCATCAACCACCTTGTTGCTCCAAAAGTCTCTTTTTGAATTGAAGCACTCATAAAAATAACCAGTGTTGCGGCGTGGATTGGAAAAAGCCAGCCAAAGGCGGTTAGGTGTGTTCTCCGTGAAAAAACCAGCCGTGACAGACCAAATTGAGTCGTCAATACCACTGGCCTCGTCAAAGATCACCATCACACCATCGTAATTGTGGACACCAGCGTAGGCATCTGGGTTTTCTGCTGACCAAAGGCGGCCTTCCACAGCCCAATAGCGTGTGCCTTTCTTAAGGTCTTTTTCAACCAGCTCAGTCAGCCAGTTGGCAGGGGTGATCTTGGTGGCTGCCACCTCAAACCAGTGGCTGTTAATGCTCATGGCCAACCACTTTGTGATCTCAGCCCATGTGACCGCACGCAGCTGGGCTTCTGAGTTGGCTGAAATAATGGTGGTCGAGCCTATGCGGGTGGATAACATCCAGATGGTGAGCCAACTGACTAAGGCTGATTTGCCAATACCACGGCCAGAAGAGACTGCATGGCGCAAGGTTTCAAAGTCTATGCGGCCTTGCTGGCGCTTGATGTGGACTGCAATCTCGCGCAAGACTTCGCGTTGCCATTTGCGTGGGCCTTTGAAGTGTTGGAGTGGGGTATTTTCCTGACCCCAAGGGAATGCAAACAAAACAAACGCTTCTGGGTCGTCGGCGATTGCCGGTGTCCACAGCGTGGCCATCAACTCTTGTTCGTCTTCGGGCTTGTAGATCGTGGTTTGCATTGGGCGAATGGTAAATGATTTTTTAAAAAATAAAAATAAAAATGTTCGCGGGGTTACCGTTCCTGTTGCCCTTTCCCGACGGCCCTCCCCCCTCCCCCTGCGCGGCCGGTGGGGGATTGTCCACAGGGCGTTTTCTACAGTTGTCCACATTTGCCTGTGGATAACTCAGACTGTAATGCCTGAGTACTCAGATTTCTGTGGATAACTTATGGTCAACTTAACATAATGATGATTGTATTAAGTAGACGATGCTTTTCTTGTTGTTGGGCTTTCTTTTCGTTGCGTTTACGCAACGCAGGCGCGTGCGCGTAACGCTACAAAATCTATGCAAAAAGCGCATAACCTTGCTGGATTACGCTTCTTTGGCTTGCACATCAACAACGCTGCTGTCGTCATTCAACACGCGCTGCTTTGCCTCTTTGAGTGCATCCATCACGCTGATGCGTGTATCAGTCACGGCAACATCAATGCGATCGCCATAAGTCTTTGGCTTCAACTTACTTGCAACCCACTTGCGTGCATCGACTTGCATTCGCTTTTGTTGCACCCATGCAGACGCCATAGGGCCTTCTAAACCGTCTGGCATCTCTTGGTCAGCCAATTCAATGATTTCCTCTGCCAAACGGTCTGCACGGCTTTCTACGGCCTTTTCGTACATGGTTCTGAACTCTGGGCTGTTTCGCAGCATAAGCATCACCAATTGGTACGACGGCATGTTCTCAGATGTCTTGAGTGCGGTGCTTAAACTTTTGCCTTCTGAGATTTGTTCGCACAAGATTTGCCAACATGGATTTTCAATTCCATAAACAACAGGGCGACCGCCAGAATTCTTTTTAACCGTCAATTCAGACGCCAAGTTATCAGTCACTTGTAAACTCCTCAAAAAATAAGGTACTCACACCGACTGGCGCTTTCCCCAAAATGTGTGGCAACTGCAAAGAAGCACACGCCATCATGTTATCACCTCAATCTCAACCTTGTACACATTAGGCCCACCAGACCTCTGACAATACTGCCAGTCCACCAAACTACTACCATCATCCACGCCAAGCCAATCAGCCACACCGTCCCTGACGGCCTTAAACCCAGACTGTAGGTTATCCCCATCCAAACGCCTTGGAGCCACCCTAGTCAGCACCACGGTGACTGGCAACACCTCAACCCCAAACGACTGCGCAACAGCTGCCAGCGCATTCCTAGTCTTTTGCCGCTGGGTCTTGGTCAACCTTGCCTTGGCCGCCCAATGCAATCGCATGTTGGCCACACTGACAATTTTCATGTCCATCTCAACCTCGATCATGCAACGGCCTTGTCAAGCACCTTTAAAACCGCTTTGGCCAAAGTTGGTCTAAATTCTTGAAGCGCTTCAACATCTTTGTGCAGGGCAAACCTTTCACCGTTCCATGCAAGCCTGTAGTTCGCTTTGCCTGGCACAACACCGTTGGCCACCAGCTTGTAGTTTTGCCATGCACTGTCTGCATCAGGCACTTGGGAATACATCTCCCAACCGATCCCGTCAAACTTTCCAAGGTCACAAACCTTTGCCCACATCTGCTCATCTGGTGGATTTCCGCACCACATTTTTACCTTTTTTGATCCCATCTCAATTCTCCTAAAAAACACCTAAAAACCCAACCGCATGTACCGAACCGACTTTTGTACCGAAACCCGAAGGGTTTGTATACCCTTTCGGTACGTTTCGGTACATCAGAGAGGTCGGTCATCGGTACAAATCGGTACAAATCGGTACATTTCGGTACATGCTTCGGTACATCAAGCCTCATTACCGACTGTACCGATTTCGGTACTTTTCGGTACAGTTCGGTACACGCCAGAGTTCTCCAAAACCATGTTCTTTTTGGCCAACGCTTCAATACATTCCTTGAACCGGCGAGCATTCAGACCATGCCCTTTGGCGCTATCTCGCCACTCATCGTAGTCCACCATGGCCGCAAACCCCTCAATGCCATCCGCTGCTCGCTTGGCTTCGATGGCCACCAAACAGTTCAGCGCAATGCGTTGGTTGCCTGACAGGATCACCCGCTTCTGGATGTTGCCTATGAGGCCGGAGATGTCCACCGCCGTCAGGTATGCACCCTTGACTGGCAGCCCATGCTTGTCTTGGATTGGCAAATCCACTTGGGTGATCTGGAAGTTCTTTGGCGCTGGCATCTCTGCGTCTTTCATTTTTTTGGACTCAAACGCAATAGTCTTTGTGCCACTATCCAGCTGGCATCGGTATTCAGCATCCAGTGCGCCCTTGAGAGCCGTGCTACCCCTAGACCGATCTTTGTCTGCCACGCCTGAGTGGTGAACCACCAGCACGCAGCACTTCCATGGTTGGCGTAAATAGACATCGAGGTGCTGAATAAACGCATTCATGTCTTGGGTGCTGTTCTCATCCCCGCCATGGTTTCTGGCCAAAGTATCAATGATGATCATAGATGGCACTGTGCCTGCTTGCGCTGACAGCTCTTTGATGCTCTCAGCCACCACCGCAGCCTCTGTCGCGTCATACAGCTGCGCCGCACGATGGCTTTTGTACAGTGGCGCCCCGTCAAGGGTTTGGCCGTTGCCTAGCTGCCATGCCTTGAACCGCCTAGCAAGGCCGTTGTGGCCTTCGCCTGCGATGTAGAACACCGAGCCTTGCTTGACCTCATGGCCATGCCATGGCCGGCCAGTTGCCACGCAGCAGGCGATGTCGATTGACACAAATGACTTACCACCGCCTGGGTCACCAAACACTTGCGCCAAGCTGTCACTTTCTATGTAGTCGTCAACAATCCAGTTGATCTCTGCCAACTCAAGGCTGTCAATTCTGGAGAACTCAAACGCCAGTTTGTCACGCATCGGGCCTGCCACGCGCTCGATCTGCTCTTTGACGGCATCAAGCCCTTGCAGGCAGTGAAGGTCATTAAAGTCCGTTGGTTTGTTGTCCACCATGTCCGACTCACCAAATTGTGGGTACACAATCTCACCAAACACCAAGGCAGCTGCCGCACGGCCTTTAGTGACGCCAGGGTTACCCTCCGTGAACTGGTCATTGTCTGCGCCGATCACTATTTTTGAGCCTGGGAACATCTCCTTGGCGCTCTTGGCCACCTTGGCCAAGTTGCCACAGTCAAACGCCACTAGCACCGTGTAGCCCGTTGCCTCATGGATGCTGGCACATGTGGCAAACCCTTCACCAATAAACACAATTTTGCGGTTACCCCTAAGTTCGTAGAACCCGCCTTCAATTTTGCCGCCTTTAAGAAACCTTTTGTTGCCGTCTGCGTCAATGGTTTGGTATGACAAAATCTCACCAGCTTGGTTGATCACTGGCACAACCAGCCTGCCTGCGCGATCAATCTTGATCCCATTGGCGCCAACATGCTTGCGCACCAAGTATGGATGGTCGTCACTCGCATCTGCATAAGTGCCCACTTCATCCTCTGCCCTCTCAGCAGCCACCGCCTGACTGGCCAGCCGATCAGCTTCTTTCTTGGCCTTGACCTCTGCGACCCACTTGTCATGCTCAAAGCGCTCAGTGAACGACATCGCGCGGCCAGTATCTGCCACCCATTTGCTCTCAAACACTGGCTCTTTCCAGCACCCTGCAATGCCCACAGGCACTTTGCCACTGGTGTGCAAGATGTACCAGCCGTCCAATGCACCTTTCTTGCTTGACACATGCGCCACACGGTGAATCTCACCGTCAGCAATGATCTGGTCTTTGATCAGCAGCCCAGCAGCCTCACAATGTCGGCGAAACCCTTCCTCTGGGTTGATCAGGTCTTGGCTTTCTGTTGCAGCAGCGAAGCCGTTGGGAAAAATAGAAGTTAAATTGCTCATGCTTGTTCTCTTGCTGTAATGTGGTCAATGTTTACCCAACCCAATGAATCAGCAAGCCCAAGAATTGCTTGACGCTCGGCAAAAACAACAAGGATGGCAAAGGCTTCAAGATATTGAATAAACTTTTCTCTGTCTTTGCCCATGCCATATAACGACAAGCCTGATGCGTCTGCCATTTTGATAATGTCATCTCTGCTCATGCCTTGGCCTCCACCAACTCTGGCCAAATAGACTGCCAGCTGCCCTGGCACACCATCTGGCGAGTCACCCGCCCCTCGGTCTGCTGCTCAACCCTTACGGCCTCCCATGCTGACATCTCACGCCTGCCGGTCAGGCACTGGTAGAGATATTGCTCGTTGATGCCAACTTTTTCTGCCAGTTGTCGGCGCTCATCTGGTGTTATTTGTGTGTTCATAGGGCATCGACTCTAGCACATTGATAGACTTTTTTGGCAATAGGGAAAACACCTATGAAAATAATTCTAGCAAGGGGCTTGACAACATCTAGCAAGTCGCTAGAATTCAAGGCGTGGCAGCAAAATAGTTCACTGACCATCACGCCGCAAGGCCATAAAGGAAACACAAAATGAACGCTACTTATACCGCTTACCCTTGGAGTGACATGTATAACGCTGGTTACTCTTGCGATGGTCAACCCTTCATCGCCGAACAATTTTATGTAATCATCGAAAACGAAGCTGGCCGCCGCTTCCGTCATCAAGCTATTTTTAACGGCACTCAAGAAGTTGTTTGCCCTGAGACTGGCGAATCTTATTTCCCCGATCTGCGCCAGCAAGCAATTTCTAAAGCACACAAGTTGGCCGTTCGTGTCAACGAAGCACTCAAAGCCGGTAAATTTTTGTCTCCTACATTTTGGGACGAGATCGATCCAGCTTACGGTTCTGACGCATATGTTGATCAAGGCACAGAAGCCAAGCGCTTGTTTGCCGAGAAAGCCGCAGCCTAATCAACCCACGGGGCTTCGGCCCCCGAAAGCACAACATGAAACACCACAGACACTTTCAATACCCCGAAGTCAAAAACGCCAAGCTGCACGCACGCGCAGACGCAGCCGTTGACTTTCTTGCCGCCCTTGCCATTGGCGTTGGCCTTGCAGTTCTCTTGGTTGCATGGTGGTCAGCATGAACATATTTATCTACACCAAGAAAGGTTGCCCCAACTGCGTGACGGCCAAACTGTTGCTGAAGTCGCAAGGGTTGAAGTTTGTTGAGTGCGACATGGACGATCCCGCCGTTGCGTCAGCCCTTCAGTTTGCCCACCCAGACGCACGCCAGATGCCTCAAATCTTCATCAACAACCAGCGCGTTGGTGGCTTGGCAGGACTTCAACAGGCGCTGAAACAATTATGAGTTGGCCTTTCCCGCCCTTTCCAAACCCCAAGGACACTGGCAACCGAGTGCCTAAATTTAACCCTGACAACTTTGAGGACGCGCCGATATGACCAAAGACGAAGCATTACGCCTTGCATTGGAGGCGTTGGAATTGGTAAGCATTGAGTTTGTCTGTAATGGCGCACATCATGCAAAAAAAGACAGGCATGAATGGCTTGACCCTTGTCCAATTGTTGACCGATACAAAGAAGCAATAGCCGCCATTAAAGCCGCACTAGAAGCGAAGGATGAGCCTGTCAATGATGAATTGCGCAGACTGCATGACCTACTCGGCAAAGCCAATGCACTGGCCCGTATCCGTGCCGCTGAAATCGAATCCATGAAAGCCAGTTTGTACGGACTTTATGAGTTGGAAAAACAGCGTGACGAATTGGAGCAACGGCTGACCAAAACCGAGGCGCAACTTGGGGAAGCGGTATGGAACTATGGCGAACTTAAAAGGGAGCAATTGGCGAACCAACAAAATACTTCTGGTTCGCCAATCTTTTCAGAACTTCACTGCATCTGCGGGGCCGAGTGGGAATGGCGAAATCGTGACTGGGAACTTGTCACCACCCCACCACAGCGCACATGGGTAGGGTTGACGGATGAGGAAATAAACAACGTTCGTTACAAACGGGATTGGACTGCACCTTGGACTGACACAACCTTTGCCCGAGCCATTGAAGCCAAACTCAAGGAGAAGAACACATGAACCAACCATGGTACATCCGATTGGGCTGGTGGCTTTGCGAAAAGTTTGGACACCCATTGCCACGCAAAGGCTGGATTTATGAAGGTCAATACCACCGCGACTGCCGACTGTGCGGACGTATCGTGAGTGAGCCGTTACATGAGAAGAGCGAAACACAGCGACAGCACGTAACGGACGGATCACCTTGTTGGTGCGAACCGGAAACCAGATACACAGACCCTGAAACTGGCGCGTCTGTGATTGTCCATCGGGAGCCACAATGACAACACCAGAGCAACTGATGACGCAAGAGGAACTTGCATTCCGTTGGAAGATTAGCGAAGCAACATTAGAGCGAGATAGATCGCTCAAGCAGGGTTGTCGATATCTCAAACTTGGCGGGCTGATTCGTTACCGTATTCAGGATGTGTTGGATTATGAAGAAGCCTGCACACATGAGCCAAAAGCCAAACTCAAGGAGAAGAACACATGAACAGCACCCCATCATGCCCGCACGGCTTGATTGAATATGCCTGCGAAGTTGAAGGCGTTGATCTGGTTTGTTACTTGGAATACACGCCAAACGAAGAAGGCGCCAGAGACAGCTATGGCTTACCGAGTGAGCCTGGCACAGACGAAGATATGGACTTGGTCAACGCTTATGTTAAAGGCACTGACATTGACATTGGCCACTTGCTCTTGCAGGGCATTGTTGACCACATCACAACCACAGCACTTGAGGAAATGAAAAATGACGATCTCTGAACTGGCAGCACAGCTGCGCAAGGCCAAGCAGGCCGAAGCCGACGCCAAGGCCGAGCGCCTGCGCATTGAGGGCTTGATCACCGAGCAGTTTGCCAAGCCCGAAAGCAACGAAGGCACGCACAATGACGAAGAGTTCACCATCACATGGAAACTTAACCGCACGGTAAACACCGACCACTTGGCCGCTGATTATGACGATCTGCCGACTAACGCCAAGAACGCATTCCGCTGGAAAGCTGAAGTCAATCTGGCGTATTTGCGATCTCTCTCCGAAATTGACCCTGCTGCCTACAACAAGGCTGCCGTGTTCATCACTAGCAAACCCGCAAAACCATCCATTGAACTGAAAGACTAACATGGCCTTTGATCTATCATCCATATCCAAAACCAAGCGTGTACGCTCCCCCAAGATTGTTGTCGTGGGGCAGGGAAAGATTGGCAAAACAACCTTTGCCGCCATGGCGCCCAACGCCATTGGCATTTTGACCGAAGACGGCGCTGACGCTGTAGATGCAAACGCTTTTCCGCTGGCGTCCAGCTTGGCCGATGTTTACTCAGCCGTTGACACGCTGATCAATCAGGATCACCCGTTCCAGACGCTGTTCATTGACTCGCTTGACTGGCTTGAACCCATGATCCAAGAGTATGTGTGCAAGCAGAACAACTGGAAGAACATTGAGCAGCCAGGCTTTGGTAAGGGCTATGTGGCCGCCGCTGAAGAGTGGCGCAACCTTCTGTCTGGCTTGGAGGTGCTTCGCTCTGCCAAGGGCATGGGCATCATCTTAATTGCGCACGACAAGATTAAGCGCGTTGAAGACCCGCTGACCGAAGGGTACGACAGCCATGTTCTGAAACTGCACGACAAGGCCGCTGGCTTGGTTCAGGAATGGGCTGATGTCATTGGCTATGCAGGGTATCGCATTTTCACTAGCAAGACTGACGCAGGGTTTTCTAAAAAAGAAACCAAGGCCACCACAACTGGCGAACGCATCTTGCATGTAGAACCCCATCCGGCTCACTGCGGTGGCAACCGCTTTGGCCTGACCAATATGCCGCTTGACTGGACGGCATTCCAAGCTGCGCTGACACAGGCGCAGTCTTGATCACACCAGTTCGTAACTTAACTTTTTAGGAAATTTATCATGGCTCAGTTTAATTTTGACGCATCGCAAGTCACCCCCCAAGCATCTACAGGCCCACTGCCTGCTGGCACTTATCTGGCACACATCACAGAATCTGATGTGCAGCCCTTGAAGTCTGGCAACGGCGAAGGCTTGAAGCTGACATTTGAGATCATTGAAGGCCAGTTCAAAGGCCGCCGTGTGTGGGAGAACTTGAACATTCGTCACAGCAACGAAGACACTCAGCGCATAGCACAAAGCCAGTTGTCTGCGCTTTGCCATGCGGTCAATGTCATCAAGTTGATGGACACTGGCTCTTTGCACTTCAAGCCAGTTCGCATCAATGTGACTGTGCGTGAAGCGCAAGGCATGTACAAGGCCAGCAACAACATCAAGGGTTATGAGTCTGCCGGTGGTGGTTTCAGCGCACCAGCTGCCCCCGCCCCTGCTGCCGAAACCCCTGCATGGCCAACAGCCGAGCAAGAAGCCGCCAAGCCTAAAGCACCAGCGTGGGCGCGTAAATAATGGCTTTACTTCCACAATCAGTTACTGATCCTGTGGCCGATGCCATCTTTGCCTACTACAAGGCAAAGTATGGCTCGGAAGCACAACGACCTTACCTTGGCGCCTCTGCCATTGGTAAGCCCTGCCTGCGCCAGCACTGGTATTCGTTTCGTTGGTCTAAGCCTGCGCAGTTCTCTGGCCGCTTGTATCGAGTATTTCAGTCTGGCCACTTACAAGAGCCAAGGGTTTACCAAGACTTGTCAAGCATTGGCTGCACGGTCTACCAGATCAACCCCGCCACGGGTAAGC